ACAGGCAATCGTGAACAAGTTTCACAAACTAACGTTAGTAGACAAGCAGACGCAAAGGACAACTTGGTTGAATTTAAGCGTCTAGCTGGAATATAATTTTAAGGAGAATAAAATGTCAGAACTACTAGAAAGTCGCTGGCAGGAGACCAAAAGTGCCCTAGTTGAAGGCCTAACAGGTAACAAAAAATCTGTGATGGAAACAACTTTAGAAAATACTCGCAAGTATTTGTCTGAAAGTGCTACAGCTGGAGCTACTTCTGCCGGTAATGTTGCAACTCTAAACAGAGTTATTTTACCAGTTATCAGACGTGTAATGCCAACAGTTATTGCAAACGAGATTGTTGGTGTTCAGCCAATGACTGGACCAGTTGGTCAAATTCACACTCTACGTGTTCGTTACGCAGATGCGTTTACAGGCACAGCAGGTGGATCAACTACAGCAGGCGAAGAGGCACTAAGCCCATTCAAAATTGCTGAAGGTTACTCAGGTAACGCAAACGGTAAAGCAGACGCTACTGCTTCTAAAGAAGGTACTGCTGGAAACAGACTAAGTATCCAAATCTTGAAGCAAACTGTTGAAGCCAAAACTCGTAAACTAAGCGCAAGATGGACTTTTGAGTCTGCTCAAGACGCTCAGTCACAGCATGGCATCGACGTTGAAGCAGAAATTATGGCTGCTTTAGCACAAGAAATTACTGCTGAAATCGATCAAGAGGTACTATCATCTCTTAAATCACTAGCAGGTACAGGTACAGATACCTACAACCAGGCTGCTGTTAGCGGTACTGCAACTTTCGTTGGTGACGAACATGCTGCACTAGCTGTTCTAATTAACAGAGCTGCAAACAGAATCGCACAGCGTACACGCCGTGGCGCAGGTAACTGGGCTGTTGTTTCACCAGCAATGCTAACTGTTCTACAGTCAGCAACTACTTCTGCGTTTGCAAGAACTACTGAAGGTTCTTTCGAAGCACCAACTAACACTAAGATGGTTGGTACTCTAAACAACGCAATGAAAGTATATGTTAACACATATGCTGCTGATGACGATGTGCTAGTTGGTTACAAAGGTTCTAGCGAATCTGATGCTGCTGCATTCTACTGCCCATACATTCCATTAATGAGCAGTGGTGTTGTACTAGATCCAACAACATTCGAACCAGTCGTGAGCTTCATGACACGTTACGGATATGTTGAGCTAAACAACACAGCATCATCTCTAGGTAACGCAGCTGACTACTTAGAAAGCGTTGAAGTTAATTCAGCTAACCTTTCTTTCAGCTAATAGTTATTTTATAACTACACTAAAGGGCGGCGCAAGTCGCCCTTTTTTTATGACTAAAATTTAATGATTTTACGTATGACTTTTATTAAAAAATGTGTTTAAATAATAGAGTAGTTTTTATTAACTAACTAGGAGAAAACATATGTGGACAAAACCGTCATACACAGAAATGCGTTTTGGTTTCGAAGTAACAATGTATGTAATGAACAAGTAGATTACATGCACAGACTTTTAGAAACACAAGACTGTGAATAACCCGCTTCGGCGGGTTTTTTATATTTTGGACAAAAAAGTTATTGACTTTTACTAAAAAGATGTTATATTAGTAACATAAGCAACAAAGACTTAGCTAGTCAATGTTTATAGTGCAAGGAAGAGGCGTTTACCAGAGCGTCGAACTTGACTGCTTAGGGGTGGTACCCAGGCGTTGTACTGGAAACAGGCAGTGTCACATCGCTCTACCGAGCGGAAGCAGGTTGCTGCGGAGATGAAATGGTATTTGGTCCGTGGCTTGTAGGTGTAACCGAGTCCTACCTATTTTGCTTATTCTCAAAGCCCGATACTTAACTGTGTCGGGCTTTTTTCTCTTTTGATAAATACATATGTCAATTATAGGTGCCTCTTAAATGAGGACTTATGCGGAAATCCACCGCGTAGACCCTAGAACGGCAAATGTAAAAACAAAGGAGAACATTATGGGACGTCCATTAAACAAGAGATATTTTGGCACAACTGCTTCAGGCGGTGACGAGTCAAATGAAGAAAATTTAACAGTAGCAGTTAAAGTAGGTTCAAACACAGCTACTGAATTAGGAATTATTTTATCACAACGCTCAGAAACTACTTTCAATGTTGATGATAATCCAGCAGGCGGTGGCAACACTGGCGTATGTACACTAGTTAACAAAGCAGTTGGTTCACTAGCAGCAAACGAAATGTCATTAGCTGGATGGGTTGACGGAAACGAAGTATTCATTCGTAAGGTGCAAAACCGTACAATGATTGATTTTGATAACAACCGTTATACTTGGGAAATCCAAGACGACTCAACAGCAAACATTTTACGCTTAACTGCTATCTAATATAAAAGGGGAATTAATTTTCCCCTTAATTAGGAATTAACGAATGTCAAAATTTTTAAATGTAGACGGTGACTATAAATTAACAGTAACAGATGGTGGAGAAATCCGCCTTGATCCTGGTACAACTGGTAAAGTTAAAATTATCGGAAACCTAGAAGTTGACGGTGCAACTACTACTATTAATAGTACAGAGTTAACTGTTGACGATCCGTTTATTACTGTTAACTTAGGTGGTAACGCCGGAGGAGTTATTAGTAACTCTGCAGGGGATGTTGCAGGCATCCAAATAGACAGAGGCGGCTCCGATGCATTTTGGATCTTTGACGAACAAGGCGGCGGCGATCCTGTGTTTGTGGGAAGAATTGGTGGTTCACAAACAGGTACAGTTGTTGATATACTAACAAGAAAAATTCAAACAGGCGGCACAGACCTTGACTTAATAAACCAAGGTACAGGTGTTGTTAGTGTTAACGGCACTACAGATTACGAAAAACAAATATTTGAATATAGTGGTAGTCTAGTTGACTTTAATGCAAATCCTGTATTAAAAGCAAATCATCACGATACATTAATTAATGCTAAGGGTGTTGTTGATTATGTTGATGGATTCTTTGTTGGTAAATTCCAAAGTAAAATTGAAAAAGATGATACATACGTTGCAATTCACGATACTGATTCAGGAGATGCAGTAAGTGCTATTGAGTTTACTATTGATAGTAATCCAGCAGCATACTTCTTTAATGATAGAACAGAATTACAACATATTAGAATTTTTGATACAACCCTTGAAACTACATCAAGTAACACTGATTTAATATTAAGTGCTCCAGGCACTGGACAAGTTCAAATTAATGATGTGTTGTATATTCCTCAAGGACCGTATCAAGACGATGATGGTACACAAGGTGGTGGTATACCAAATTTTGGTGTTGATGCAGATACTGATAATCCAGATGCTCCGGCAACTGGTATTAAGCTATACAGCAAAACAGAAGGACCTGCAGGAACAAACTTGTATTTCGTAAACGAAAATAATACGAAAGATGAAATGGTAAGTAAAAAGAAAGCACTTTTGTTTTCTATGATATTTTAAAAGGAACGATAAATGGCAATCCAAAACACACAAATTGGCGGCGCATATACAGACATATTAGAAGTTCCTAGTGTAGGTGATCCCAACTATAATGCTGGCGGCTGGGCTGTTACAACTATAATGTTCTGTAATACGGCGCAAAATCCGCAAGAAGAAATATACACCGATGGCGGTGATACGTACTTAGATGTGCATGTCTGTGCAAATGGCGCAGCAGCAGGTGTAGGTAATATGGTTTTAAATAACATTCCTATTCCAGCAGGCGAAACCTTTACAATGGACACAGAGAAACTTATACTTGCACCTGGAGATGTAATTAAAGCAGCAACTACATCACCAACTAATATTACAGCAACAGTAAGCTATATGGAAGTATAATGAGATACATTAAGAGACAAACAACTAATACTAGAAGCCTTGGAATAGGAAGAGGCGTACATGTGACTACTGTAGATAAAGAAGTTATACTTGATAGTGAAAATGTTGTTCTTGTCCCTAAAGGTCCTACAGAAACCCGTCCGCAATTTCCAAAAAACGGTCATATGCGTTATAATACTACTGATAACAGATTTGAAGTATACGAAGCAGGCGAATGGAACGGTATTAGAAATGCTGCTCCTTCTTCATATGCACCTATTACAGTACAAAGTTTAGGTAATGGCGATGCAAATGAAGTATACTTTGGTCCTTTAAATAGTAGTGATCCTTTTTACCCTATTCCAGCAGCAGCACAAAATATTTTAGTGTTTGTTGAAAACGTTTATCAATTACCAAATACAAACTACAGTTTAGTACAAAATCCAAGCGGAAAGCCAGCAGGTTGGTATATAGAATTTGCAAGTGCTCCTGATCTTGGTAAGCCAGTAACAGTCCTACATAACTTCGATAAGTAAATCCTATAAATACTGTGTCAAGGAGATTATCGAGTGGCACAAGTAGGTAGAATATCCGGTCCGTTATTAGAAGCTAACCTTTTAAGACAAGGTACAACAAGCAATCCTTCTCAAGCGAACCTTACATATAAAAATACTAATAGTGATCCAACACTACTAAAAATAAACGTTAACGACGGCCGTATTGGTGTTGACGTCGAAGCGCCTGCTAACGAATTACATATCTCTAATACAACACAAACAACAAATTTAATTGGCGACACTGCCGATATTGCTAACTTTAGTTGGTCTACTAATAGAATTGATTCTAATAACGGACCTATATATCTAAATGCAGGTGAACACATACAAGCCTCAAATTTAGAAACAGAACAATTT